AATCAATACACCACCTATGATATTTGAGCCGCCGGGAAGGACGGCCTTGTTTCTTCTGTCTATTTTACAATAAAATGCCTGCAAAGTAAACAGAAAAAGCAATTTGTCCCGCCAAACGACGCAAAACTAAAATTTATGCTGGACATTTCGGCCAAACCATGCTATACTATTTCTTGCATTCGCGGGCATCGTACATCGGCTAGTATATCAGCCTTCCAAGCTGAGGAGGTGGGTTCGATTCCCATTGCCCGCTCCAACATATTTAGACGCTGGTTCGTTAAGAATCAGCGTCTTTCTTTATGCTCTGACCCAGTTTTTGACCCAGTTTTATATTTTTGGGTTTCGAAAGCGCTTCTGAAATCCGCAAAGAAAAAAGGCTCCCTCTGGCCGTTGCTGGTCAAAGGGAGCCTTGCTCATGCTATGGATTCAGAAAAATTTTTGTTGCAACCATTTTCGTGAGGTCACGCAAACGTCACATATAGGTTTTCTGGCTGCGGACCTGAGCCTCAATCATCGGCTTCAGATAGCTGTCGAGGTCGCCGAAAGTTTCCTTGATGAACGTGACGGTCTCCTGCGTCAGAGCTTTCTTCGCTGCGGCCAGTGCGCGATTGTAGGCGACGCACTGCGCATTCTCGTCGAACTTGTCAGCCTCTTTGAGTGCGTCAACGTAGGTCTGATTGACGTACTGGACGGCGTTGAACACTGCATTTGCGGCATTCTGGAGGCAGTTCTGTGCGAACTTGTTGTTGATATAGCCGTTTGCGATGCTGACAGCCTTGTTCAAGGCCCAGCCAAAAACCACGGTCAGAGCGGGGATGCAGGCGGTCAAAACGGTTTTCATGAGTTCGTCCATAATTATTCTCCTTCGTTTTCAGTGTTGTTGTCTGTGGTGTTCTTCGGCTTCTTGTTCTTGATGGACGCCATCGCGCCAAACTCGACCATCCACGGCGCGGCCATGGCCGCAATAGCCAGACTGTCCGGGGCCGTTACGCTATGCCAGTACAGCGCCAAAACAGCCACGTCGAGCGCCGTACACATGAACAGGCAATAGATTACTGCCTTATCCATAAAGCCGCGCTGTGACCGCCGTTTCTTGCGCTTATGGCGTTCATCGGCCTTGACGTTGATGTGAAGTTCCTGCACAGGTATCACCTCACAGCTTGGCAAGGTACTTGTCCGCGCCGGACAGCGCCCGCCACGATGCAGGGCCGCAGATACCGTCCGGGGTCAGATTATACTTTTTCTGCGCTTTCAGGAGCGCATTCTCGGTCGCCTCTCCGAAGATGCCGTCCGAATTCAAGCCGAGGAGCCGCTGAAGCATCTTCGTTGCTGCCCGGTTTGCATCACCGGCACAGCCGCGCTTGATGGTCGGCAAGATGAACTTCAGGTAGGTGGTAGACGGATAGTGCAGCGCCGCGTCGCACAGCCATGTTGCCTTGGTTCCGCGAGTGTCTGCATGGCAGAACGCATTCCCTGCGTACCAGTAGATGCCGACGCCGCCGAAGCCGACCGCCTGAGCGATGATGCCCAGCGCAACCGGGTTCACGCTGCGGTCTTTGAGCCGCCAGTCAGCAGCCATGCCGTACCGGTGGCGGCTGTTCGTGCCGCCTTTCACGTCCTGATTGTGCTTCAGGCAGCGGTAGCCGCTGGTAATTTTGATGGGCTTACCCAGCTTGTCCCGGATGATCTGGAGCTTCGCGGCCAGCTCCGGGTCTACCATCTGGGTGCTGCACCCGCAGGGGCAATCAAACTCGGACCGGGAAAAATTCTTGGTCAGCGCGGTTCCATCGCCGCGCTTGTATGTGATAACGCTCATGTTCTCCCTCCTTATAAAAAGTCGTGCTTCTGAAGCCGCTCGTTGTACACCCTCTTGATATTCGCCACTGCACAGATGCAGCGGTTGTTTTTGTAGTCGGGGTGAGTGCGGCAGTAGTCCTCATAGGAATCAATGACGGCCAAAATCTCGATAAAATGCTCCCTTGTGTGGTGCTTGTCGTCAATCAGTTCGTCATTGAAACGAAGAATCTGAGTGCGAAGAAGATTCGCGTTCCGTTCATCGTCCGTGGCGATATGGTCATCGAGCTTCTTCTGGGTTGCTTTCTGCTGCTCCAAGACCTCCGCGTTCAGAGCGTGGCCGATGAACTTTGCCAGCCTGCCCCACGGATTCAGCTTGATGGGGGCAATCTGCACAAGGGTCAGGAGGACCACGAGCGCCCCGCCCCCGACAGTGAAAAGTTCTTTGATATCTTCGATGCTCAATTTTGGGCCTCCTTCAAATAAAAAGGCGGCTGCGCACCTTTACGCAGTCGCCCTTCCTGTTTTCCGGTTCAGTCCTCGGTAATGAGGTCTTCGCAGCCAGAATCAACCAGCAGCTCCCGGACTTTCGCTTTCAGCCTGACCGGAACGTCCGAATAAGACTTCTTGCCAAACATGATCTGCTGCGCCCACAGCATAGCCATCATAAATACACCCTCCCTTCCGAATAAAATTTTGCAAAGAAAATGAGCGATGAAGTCTGGCACATCAACCATAGACTTCTTCGCTCATCTCTAATACGCAGTCGGTCAACATCTGTACCTGTTTCTGCAATCCTGCACAGGTCTCGACCAACTGCTTCATATCTACAACGGTGGGCTTCTGCGGCCCGCCGCTGTCGCCGGTGTTATCTTCGCCGGGACCGGTATCGCTGCTTCCGGCATCGCCGGTGTCGGGTTCCGGGTTCTTCACCGTGCCGCCCGCTTCCAGCTTTTCCAGCAGCTCTTTGTATTCAGCCTCGCCGATTTCCTCACACTCGATGTCACCATCGTACACAGCCCCTTCGGACGGCTCATTCAGCCATGCAGCGTGATAATACGCACTGCAATCCCGCGGACAGACGAACTGCGCCTTTTCCGGGCTGCAAATCATCATCACGCCGTGCCGGGGCTGCCAGCGCAAAAACACATCGTTGACATCCAGCACCTTGCCATCTGCAAGGATTTTGTAAAAGCTCATGCGAACACTCCTTTCATTCGATATCCATGGAAAAGCCGCCAGTACAGCGACAGCATCCGCTTTCTGGTGTGGTATGCGTCTGCGTGGAAGGAGTTGCCGAACCACGCGGAGAACGAAGCGAACGCATCGTCCAGCCGCATGATGCCGCGCTGCACCATCCTTGCGAACTTCTTCAGCTTGCGCCTCATGCGGACGATCCCGGCTCTAGCAAGGTTCTTTACCAGATGACCGGTTTCGGTCACCTTGTACTGAATCTGCAAGAACTTCATCCCCTTGGATGCTTTCGTTATGGCCGTTTTCTTCGCATTCATGGAGAGACCGACCTCGGCCGCTTCGCCCTGAATTGCCCGCTCGACCCCTTTCAAATCGACCTTTGACGGCCCGGCTGCAAGGGTATCGTCCATATAACGCTCATAGGCCCGGATTCCCATCTTGTCCTTCACGGTATGGTCAATCCGGTTCGGGATGACCAGCGCCATGGTCTGGGATTCTTGGCTGCCTAGCGTCAGACCGATGCCCTTATGCTGCCGAAGCTGCTGCGCCCGCGCTGCACGTTCCGCTTCGTCTGCAATCTCACCAAGCTCGCTCTCTTGATACATCCGGGCGATCTTCATGCCCAGACCTTGCAACATCCGGTCGAGCCGAATCTCCCGGAAGTGGGTCAGGCAGTCGCAATGCCGGAGATGGTCGAAGAATTTTGTGAAATCGCCAGTCATGATGTAGAAGTTGTCGCCGTGCTTTGTGGCCAGTTCCTTCAGGAACATTTCCAGCCGGTTCCGGGCATCGGTAATGCCTTTGCCCTTCACGCTGGCGGGGTTGTCTCTTATCAGGGTGCGTTCCGTCAGCGGCACAAGGCAGCTATCGCAATAGCAGCCCTGCACCACACGGCAATCAATCATGACCGCATGGATTTCGCGCAGTTTCCCGCGCTCGTGCAGCATGATTCTGCGGATGGTTGCATCCACATTCAGCTTTCCTTCCAGCAGCGAATCCTTCAGCCGTTTCAGCTTCAAGATCGCATGAAAAATGAAGCGCTGTACATTGCCTTTCCATTCCACGCCCTTCCGGCGCTTCTGCAAAGACTTCATGAGATTTTGAATAGTGAAAACGCTGCGGAAGTTCCCCAGCGCTGTCACGTCCTGCAATCGCCGTTCCCGGCTCTTCACTTCGTCCAGCGCCCTGATGCGCATCTCCGCATAGGGAGTGCGCGGCTCCAGCGCTGTTTCTATCTGCTCCCGGATAGGCTTTCCATGCCAGAAGCAGCGGCGAGCGGCATCATTCGCGGCCACGGTCAGCAGCTCCAGATCAATGCTGCCGTTCTCACGCCACGACCCACGCGCCCGCGCTTCTCGTTTTGCGGCTTTCCGAGCTTTACTCCGCTCTATCCTAGCCTTTATCTGTTCCCGATTAGTCAAAGAATCTACGCCCTTCCTGCTACTTATAGTGTGCATTCTAAACAGGTTTGCGAAGCGGTGATGAAACAGGCCCAGCACATGACCTGCCATGAAAGAATCGTCCCGCCGCCCCGCTCAGGGACACCGATACGGTGCGCCAGCCTTAAATCAGGCCAGCCATCAATTTACCGCCGTTGCAGACGGATGGTTGCACGTTCCTTCAATATTCTCTGGATATTTTCACCCTTATACATGGTTACTTTCAAACATTGAATCCGGGGCAGAACGCCGTTGTTGTTACTTGCATTGTTGTTGTTGCCCACATTACCGTTGTTGTTCACATTGTTGAAGTTGGTAGAGTTGGACACCGAAGCATCGCGAAGCCAATACCACCGGCAAAGCCTAAAACAACGTGCCACCATTGAATCATCATTTCAGCTTCCCGAAGCGCTTCTTATCAGAGTTGCGCAGACCGGAAAGCAGCTTGATGCACTCGTTGATTTGTCCCGCCCACTCGTCCATGACGTTCTCGCTGTAAAGCATGACGTTCCACAGCGCGTACAATGGTCGTTGCAGTCCGTTCAGATTGTCGATTGCCCGCTTGATGTACTTATCTCGTGCATCATACTGTTTTCGCGTAGTAGGGAAGATATCGTTGCCCTGCAAAGTGCAGTACAACGCGTCATCCACAAACTGCAATATCTGGTCGGACAGGTGGTCCTTATATTCCAAAGGCACGGAACAAATTTTAGAGTAGGTATACTTGTGCAGCTCTCGCATTTTGTTCAGAAATATCCGGTCTTCCGAATATTTCAGGTCAAACGTCTTTATCATGGGAACCTCTCTGTCATCCTCAAAGTGTGCAGCTCCATGGAGCAGGGCCAGTTCCTTGTTTACAAGGTCTGCCCACTCCCGGATGCCGCCCTCTTTGGAATCGAACAGGCTCCAGTACACAACCAGCGGCTTTTGCAGCGCGGTTAAATATCGGATGGAGCGCTCGAACAGCTTTCGCCGTTCAGCGCGGCCCGCATCCGTCCTCCCATCGGCCTCATTTGCCATGATGGCCGCGTGGTATGCGCTGGTGGTCAGCTCCATCAGCCGGGGCCGGACAAATTTCTTGTACCGGGCCGGGATGCGGTCTGCCCGCTGCGTGGTCAGTACGACCAGCCGTGCGCAGTTCATTTCAAACTCCGTTGCAGCCTGCCTGCGGTTTCGTGCGAGAACCGACACATTATCACCTCCTCCGCAATAAAATATCACAAAATCCGGAAAATTGGAACCAATTTTTGAAAATTTGCCGCGGGGCGGCTACGCCGCCCTCGGTTTTTTCCCGGGGAGCGTTTCTCGTCTGGTCGGACTTACGCCGACCAGATTTTTCCAGATTTTACAGATGAAGCCGGGGCAGAACGCCGTAGTAGTTACTTGCATTGTAGTAGTTGCCCACAATACCGGCGTTGTACACATAGCTGAAGGCGGTAGAGTAGGACACCGAAGCATCGCGAAGCCAATACCACCGCGCCCTGACCCATGCGTGTCCATTCCAGAGATACCCCACGTTACTGTCAGCAGAACAAATCCATACATCCCCCTTTTTGGGGTTCTTGGGCGCGGTGCTAGATACCGTATAGGTCGGGTTCTCACTCAGTGTGTAGCCAGAAAATTTGATTCGCGTCCGGTCAGACGTGAGCCACGGAATCTGCTCGCCGCAGTACACGAACGGTTCCGAGCTATTGCCATTCATCTCACGCACAGACGGCAGATAGACCTTATCTTCCGTCTCCAGAATGCCAGCAGTCCCCGCGCCGTAGTCAACGGACGAGATGTGCACAGACACCAGCATCCGGCTCAGAGCTGCGGGCAGGCCGGACAGGTAGCGGCTCTGAAGCCACTGCCGCATCTCGGAGGCGGGCCAGCCGCCCTCATTGCTGTTTGTGGGATTCATGCGGTGGTAGCCGTTCAGCAGACCGGCATGGATAAGGTCAATGGAGGTCGTGCCGCCGTTGGTCTTGGTTGCACCGCCAGTGCCGACAACTTCCAGATAGCTTTCCTCGCGCGGCCATGCGGCCATCTTCATGCACTCGGTTTCGCCGAGGTCTTCCCGCCAGAGCTTGCAGCGGTACAGGAATCCGGTCGCAAAGTTCTTGCCGTCATTGTCGCAGCCCAGCATCAGGGTCGCGTCAGATTTGGTGTCGATGGTCTTAATCAGCTCGCAGCTGATAATCTCATCGCCGTTCGTGTTGGAGAAGTAGACGTTCAGGTTCCGGCTGCCCTTGACGTGACGCAGCACGACCAGCTCACGGAACTGGTCTGCGACATACTGTGTGCCGATGCCGGAGATGGTAGACAGGCCAGTGCCGCGAGAGTTGTTCGCGGTGTTCGTACCCCACTGGACAGCCGTGCCGCTGCTGTACTTGACCTTGAAGCCGTGGTAGCCGGTCTTGGTGAAGCAGGCAGCCACACAAGCCTCAGAGGTCGGCTGGTCGAACACACAGTCCACAACCAGCGTCCAGCCTGCGTCAACGTCCATGATTTTCACGCCGGTATCCTTGGAGGTGGAGCCGGTCAGCTCCATGTTCTCGGCCAGCAGCACAGATTCCACGTTGTCGAACTGCGGCTCATAGCCCATGGTGAACGGAATGCGGGTCTTGATTTCTTCCTCGGTGAAGTAGAGCGAGGCACGGCCAGACTGCCGAATGCCGTACAGCTGCGCCAGATTCAGGTTTGACAGGTCGTCGCCGAAGTTGGGCAACGTGCCACGAATCCAACGCGCATAGACATCCATATTCTCTTTGACATGGGCCGTGCTCTTGTCCCAGCCGTCAAAAAGGTGGTAGACGAAGCTCGATTCCTCGTCCGTGCGCTCCGGGTCAGCGGGCGGTACGGCCTCGGTGTCGTAGTCAACGGTCTTGCTGCCGACCACAACGCCCGCCTGCGCATACCAGCGCACCGTGTACTTCTGCGGGACGCTGGTATAGGTTGCCTTGACGGTCAGGTTGCTCAACACCTGCGTCAGCGGGGAATCCCAGCCGCCATAGGTGAACACCTCGGCCTGCGTGGAAGCCTTGGTCGGCGTGTCCATCAGACCGGCCCTGATGGGGTCTGCACAGTCCGCGCCACGGTCCACAAGGAACTCTGCTGGACTGCCATCCTTCAGCGTAAGAGCCGTGCCATCATAGTTGCAGAAAGTTACCTTATACTGCTGCACCGTACCGCCGTAGGTAACGGCCAGATCGGGCCATGCTGCTGCATAGCTTTCGACTTCTGCCTGCCGGATGACCGAGGTGTAGACCTTACCGGACAGAGCAGACTGCCCGATTTCAAGGCCGTTTTCATCGTAGCCACCCATGGACAGCAGGCGGTTCAGAATTTCCGTTCCGGTGAGCTGCCAGTCGATGCCCGCAAGGCGTACCGTGTACAGCTTGGATGCAGCGTTCACGATGTCATACGCTGCCGGGAACGGCGTGTTTTCATGCCGCAGACCGGTCAAGGCTGCGTAGTTGTCGGCCACATCAAATTTCTTGATGTTCTGCATATTGCGCAGCGTCAGGCTGACCGGGCTTTCCAGATAGCATTCTTCCAGAGCGCTGCCAGCAGCGAAGTTGACAGCAGAGACCGGTGTGCCCTTGAAGCTGGCCACCTTCAGTGCCACGCAGCCGGACACGTCCACCGGTGCGTTCAGATTCGGGCAATGGTCGATGCGCAGTTCTTCCAGCACGGCCAGCGCGGAGAAGTCCAGCTTGATTGTGCTGGTCAGGTTGACGTTGGAATAGCCGGAATCATCGCTGCCTATGACGATAGAACGCAGCTTGGTGGCTGCGGAGAAATCGGCCTGATTGGTGTACACGCTGGCGATGCCCTCCACAGCTTCCAGCATGGATGCCGAATAGATGTAGATTTCGGTATCGTTCAGCGCCGTGTCCTTGCTCATGCTCAACGTCACCGGCTCGCCGCGCTTGCAACGCTGCTGCTTCAGGATGGAGCCGAACAGGATAGACGCATACAGGTCGGAATACGGTGTAATTGTAATCGCGGCAATCTCGCCGGTCGGGCTTGCGAAGCCACGCAGAGTGATTTTGTCGTTCCGGGCAACAGCCGTGTTCCACTTGGACGCGAAATAGATGCTGTTGTATTTGAGGAAGTAGTGCCGCTGGAGCCGTTTGTCACCGTTCATCATGGGGATGAACATGGTAATGGCCGTGCCGCCCTCCTTCAAATCCTCGTAGGGCCGGATATACTTGCGCCGTGCATCTGCAACGAGCAAGCGTTCCGGGCGAAGGGACTGATATGCGTCAAACGCCGCATTCAGGCGGTCAGCATCGAACAGCTCCGTCAGGGTCGCGACCATCGCGTTCAGACGGTCGGTCAGCAGATCGCGCACGTTGACCCACAGGACAGAATCCTGCGCGTTGAACACGTTGCCGCCGTTCAGCTGGTCGGTGTCCTCCATGCCATAGTCCAGAGCCAAATCGCCCTCGTTGTTGTTGCCCATGGCCGTGTCGAAGTCGTAGCCGAAGCAGTAGTCCCAGATGGGGTGCGCAGCGGTCACATCCTCGCAGTGGGGGAAGGTATTCTTTGCGCGGTTGTCCGGCATGGTGAAGAAGCTGGTGAACAGGTAGTGATACAAGGTGGACTTGCTCTCAAAGTGCTGGTCAAACTCGTTCACGAACTTCGCGGCGCGGTACTCTGCCGTGTCGTTGGTGTAGGCTGTGCCGCCGTAGGTGACCGAGCTTTCCAGCGCCTTGCCGGTCGCTGCTGTGCGGTCGGTCGAACAGACCCACTTCACCACATCGCTCCATGCGTTGCGGGCCACAGCCTCATCACAGGTGTCCGCGATGTAGCGGAAGGACAGGGGAGCGTTCGGGTTGTCATCACTTTCCCAGCTGGAAGCGTCTGCCGCGCCCTCGTAGCCCTTGAAGCGGTTGTAGACATGGGTATTGTTGCACAGCTCCACAATGCACTCATTCGGGCGCGTTGTGCTGTCAAGACCCTGCGCCTTTTTGTCCTTCTTGGAGTTGCCGAAATCGCCCACGCCGTAGAAAATCCACTGACCCTGTGTGAACCCTTCCTCGGCGCTTTCGTTGTACACGAACACGACACACGGATGGAACTCCATCGTGTCGCGCACCTTGGGATTCGCAGACCGGGCGGCGCGGATGTACGGCTGGTACTTGTTGAACAGCTCGGCCAGCATGGCATTGTTCATGTTCTCGCTGGATGCAATGTTCAACTTGAGGTTGAAGTAGGTTTCGCCCACACTGTTCTCGGTCATATCGTAGGTGTCGGCCTCCATGACCACGCCGTTTTCGGTGTAGACAAACTTGCCCTTGCAGTCGAAGTCCATGTTGCGGCCCGCCTTGCCGTAGGCGTTGGAGGACGTGCCCTGCCCACGGTGGACAACGCTCTCGTTCTTCCAACAGTCCTTTGCGCGAGCGCCATACAGGAGGTGTTCCACGCTGCTGCCGGACACCTTGTCGTTCTTGTCGGTAGTGAAGCGCGGGACGCGCAGCTTGATGACGCGCAGGCCGGGGCGGGACTTTGCCAGATTGTCGATGTAGGCTTCATCAATGGACGATGCGTTCCAGTCGGTGATGATGTTACCCGCACCATCGTCCACAGAATTGCGTTCATACCGCGCTATCATCTCGTCCGGGTCGGGTGCGTCCGCAATGAAGTTGTCCATCATGTCGGCATCGCCGAGGCTGATATCGTAGAACTTGCAGCGGTACAGCCACACATCACAATCCGGGCTGCCGATGGTCAGCGGGACCGGGTTGCGCTGGGCTAGACGGTCGCTCTCCGAGTAGGTAGCGAACCGGGACGGAATGCCCTGAAGGTTCAAGAACAGTTCACTGTTCTTGCTGCGGCTGGTGATGTTGTAGACCAGCTCCGTGCGCTCGCCCTCGCAAACAAACTGGCTGATGCCGGTCTGCTCCGTGGACAGGGTCACTTCCTTAGCGTTTGCATCCAGACCGATGCCGTCCGAAAGGCACTGTGCGACCACAGCGTCAAACTTGCGCACGTTCTTGGCTGTGTAAATCATCTTGAAGGATGCACCATAGGCCTGAAGGTTGGTCGAGCCGAACAGATTGTAGTTGATGGTCGCAGTATGACCGGCGCGGATGACAAAAGCCGTGTTGCCGTCACTGTCCTGCTGATAGCCGCCGTTCGTCCAGTCGAAGCCTTTGTCCACAGTCAGGGAAACGCCGTTAGAAACCCATGTATCGCGGTCTGCTGCGGAGTTGGAACGGCCTGCCGGGTCGAAGTCGAACACGACCTCCACGTTGGCCGGATGGATGTCGTAGCCCAGCGCTGTTGCTGTGTAGGTGATGGTCACAGACGTTTCGCCACAGGTCAGCTTCAGGGTGTGCTCGCCCTCGGTGCGCGGCTTGTATGCCCACGACTGCAAGCTGCGGCCCACCGTCAGAGCGGTTTCTACGCCGTCAACGGACTGCTTCACGCTGGCCTGCTCGGTACTGGGGTCATAGACCATATACTGGATAGCAGCGGTCATATACACGCGGCCGGAGGGCTTTTTGTCCTTGACCGTGATGATAGGCACATTGCTTGCAGCATCCACGACCGCGATACAGAAGTGCACGGTAGGGCTTGTGATGGTGCTACCGCTGGCCGTGGTGGTCGTATAGATGTCGATGTCGTGAGCGCCGTGCTTGCTGATGGTCAGGTTCTGCACCAGCTGACGACCAGAGTAGGTCGTGGTAGCCTCTGCTACCTGTTTGCCGTCCACAAGGAAGTGCGTGGTCTTGCTCATGCCGGAGCCGACCGGGGTGTAGCTGATGCGGAACGCGGTTCCGACCGTGTACAGCGTGGATTCCGACAGTGTAGCAGACACGGAAACGGTCAGGACGGAAACTGTCCATGTCTTGGAGCCGGTCGCGCCGTTTTCATCCGTAACCACAACGCGGATTTTGTTGTCACCGGCAACCAGCCATTCTGTCGGATTGAAGGTGATTTTCACGCTCTGCACGATGTTGGCCGTTGCCACCTGAACACCGTTGACATAGTAGGCAGCAGCGCCGCCGAAGTCCGGGTCGGTATCGGTGAAGGTGTAGGACAGCTCGGTTGTCTGGCCCTGCGCAATGGCGAAGGACAGTGCCTTTTCGCCGTTGACGTAGGTTTCGTTCGTCAGGGTAACGCCGGAAGAGCCACCGGAGCCGCCGCCACCGCCGCCCGGAATGTATACCGGGTCGATAACGTCCTTCTCGTTTTCATCGTACAGGTGCAGATAGTGGGTTTCTGTGTCGTAGACCATCGAGCTGAACGCCAGCCCGCCAGAAGCCTTGATAGGCAGCATGATGGTGCCGCCGTTGGTGTAGGTGATCTTCAGGCCATCATCCACGGACTGAACGTCCTGAACAACGCCGTTCTCGATGATTTCCTGAAACTGGGCCAGAGTGTTAGCCGCTGCGGTTGCCTGAAGCTCTGCGGTCTTTGCGGACGCAGCAGACTTCGAGGCTGCCTCGGTTGCGGTCTTGATGTTGGCCGCTGCGTCGGCAGCGTCAGACGTTGCCTGTTCTGCGGCAGTCTTTGCTTCACCGGCAGTTGTTTTCGCCTCGGTCGCCGTGATGGTTGCGGCATTTGCAGCCTCTACGGCAGCCTTGGACGAGCTGGCCGCGTTTGTTGCGGCCTCCTGCGCCGACGATGCGGACGATGCAGCAGCGGTTGCGGAATCGCCCGCCTTGACCGCTGCTGTGCTGGCCTCGGATGCTGCGGTCTGGGCCGTGGACACCATGCTTTCGGTGTTGCTTGCCGACCTTTGGGCTGCCGCTGCATCCTGCACAGCCTGATTTGCAGCAGTGACGGCCGTGGCCGCTTTGCTCTCAGCAGATGCAGCCCGCTGCTCAATGTTGCCAACGGATTTGGCCACCTGCTGCGCGGTGTTTTTGGCCTCCTGCGCTGCGGCCTCTGCGCGGTCGGCATCGCCCTGCACAGCATCCTTCAGGGTTTTGACCTTGATGTTGTAGGTTTTGTCTTTCGATGCGATAAGCAACAGGTCATCGTCCAGAGCGTCAGCCGCCGTGGCGAAGTCCTGAATGCGTTTTTCAGACATTAGATTCCCTCCTTTTAGGTTTCGGTTCCGCTGGTCGGCTCTTTAGGTGTGTCTGACATTGCTTTCAGAATCGTCAAGATATTGTCCAGCGTTCCTTGTGTAGCCGTCAGCTTTTCATCCATCGCGGACAGCGTGGTGGTGTGCTCGTCTACCGCCGTGTGAACCTCGGCCAGCTCTGTGGACTGAGCAGCAGCGGTCTTTTTCAGAGCCGTCACATCGGTCTGCACGGCTGCCAGAGACTTCTTCACATCGGACAGCGTAGTGTCCACCGTGGCCAGCGCTGCGGCGTTCTTGTCCACAGCAGACCGGATGCCCGCTGCCGCCGTCTTGATGTCGGAAAGTGCGGTCTGCACAGCAGCCAGCGTTTCCTTGATATTGGCCGAAGAGGTTTCCAAACCGTCCAGCGTGGTGCGCTGCTCTGTGAGAGATGCCTGCACATCCTTGACGGACTGTAAGAGCTGCGGCAGTGTGACGGCATCTGTGCCCTCTCCACCTTCCATGGATTTCAGTTCATCAGCCAAATTTTTCAGCTCCTTTGCCAGTTCATCAGCCTGTTCTATCAGGACAGCTTTCGTGATGCAGTACTTCTCTTTTTCGTCATCGAAAAAGATGCAGTCCTCCATGCGCCCGGTCTCCGTGTCCCGTGCCCGCATGGCAATGTATTCGTCCGAATACTGTACCTCAGCGCGGGAGACCGGTGTACTGTGAGCCTCCGTCATGGCCTTTGCAGCGCTGCCGGTCTTAGTGACAACCAGACCGGCATCTGCCGACATCGCAACGCCGCCATAGTCGGCGCTCATTTCCAGAAAGACCTTGTCCCGGTTCTTGTCGCGCTGGGTTAAATACGGATACTGCCGAGTCGCCTCGGTGTTGGTCGGTGCACTGATGGTGTTAGCGTAGCCGATATCGAAGGTCGCGTCCATGGAATAGATGGAGCTGTGAACTTGGTCGCCGATTTTGACCTGATCTCCAAGCTCGGCGGCTGGGTCGAAAAGGGCATCTGTCGCCGTAAAAGGCTCATACTCAATGCCGTTCAACATGGAATAGAGGTCGTTGCAGATACCTTGACAGGAATAGGGGCAGTTATCCACCGCAATTTCAAATCCGGTGTCATCGCCCTTGGAAAAAGAATTTCCTTCCTCGTCCGTCATGGTGACCTTGGACACCTTGAGCCGCCTGCCGGTCGCGACTTTGCCGCGCACCATGGGAACATGAACGATGCCTTGCGCAGCTTCAACTGCGCCGGTCTGGTCGTAGACCAGCGTAAAGCCGTCTGCCGTGACGATGCGGTTGAACTCATGGTCAACGACCGGATAGATTTTTTGGGTCAGGGAACCGACACTGCTGCCGGTTTCCGGGGTCTGGGGTTCTCCGTTGCCACTGGACAGCTCCCACGCCAGCGCATAGCCGTCACCGGTAATGATGTCGTTATAGTATTCATCCACGATACGGTAGGTTTCCGTGGGCGGTGCGGTCAACGTCACCAGCCGCAGCATTCCATCGTCCGTGATGGTCCAGTTGCCGCCGTTGCACGCGCCTATCCATCCTAAGACCTGCTGCATGGTGTAGCCTTTCGGGAAGGGAACCATGTAGTTTAGCCCTCGGTTGATGCGGGTGCGCGGGTCAATCGGCACACCGATGCGGTATGCGATTTCCTGCACGACAACGGCCATGGACTTTGGCCAGTCGCTTTCACTGTCGCTATCGTCCACCATTGCCTGCGATGTCTTGAGCATCGCGTCATAGCAGGACAGCGAGTATATGTTCTCCTCCTTGTTGCAGGTGTCCACCATGAACTCGCCGAATTGCAGCGTTTCCGTGTGCTCTGTAACATCCAAATCGGTGAGCCGGGCGATAATGCGCACGGAGGCTCCGTCTGGTATGCTCTCCCCATCGTCCAGAAGAACGTCCAGCTTCAAAGAGGCTGCATTGCAGTTGCCGATGCTAAACGGCTCTGTCGCAAGACTGTGACTGATTTGCGGCGCGGAGATTTTATAGTATTCTTTGCCAGCGATGACGGCGCGGGAATCCAGATTGAACCGCCCGCGAGCCGCCAGCTCCGTCCACAGCTTTGTTCTCTGTCTCGTAGAATCACCTCCTTACTGCTCGGTCATGTTGAACGCCATGCCGACATAGTAGGTTTTCTTCGTGGCCTTGTCGTACCGCTGCGCACCGAAGGGCCGGTTCGCGCAGTAGTAGGTCTTGGTCAGATATCGCCCTGCATCCGGGTCCAGCAATGTGGCGCTGAAGAATGTCTGGCTCAGGTCTTTCGACAGCTGGGCAGCGACTTCCTCCGGGATATCCATCAGCGTGACGGACCATTTCATCTTGTGGCCCAGCTTGTTTCTGACCATGACCGCGTCCAGCGTGTTTCTTCCAGACTTGCTGGAATCCACATCGCTGTCCGTGGGGGTAAGGCCACCCTCTGCTACCCACTGGGTATAGTCATGATTTCCGATTTTAAGAATCGGTTTCATAGGGCTCTTGCCTCCTTATACTTCCGTAGGGGTCAGCAGCGGAGAGGTGCCGAACATCCGGGTCTTGCGGTTGATGTAGTCCACAGTATGCTGCGACAGGCTGTCAGCATCCACGCTTACCTCCACGCCGCTGTACTGCTCGACCGCTGCGCAGATGCTGTTCGTAGCACTGCCAATGGCCTGCACGATGGTGCGGGTCGTTTCCTCGTTGGAGGCGTGGATTTCCTCCACAACGTTCCCAGAGCCGCCGCCAGCGCTGCCGCTGACACCATACGGCGTGACCATGCCGGTCGCAACCGCAGGAATGAAGAAGTTCGCGCTCTGCGTGATTTCCGTCAGACGGTCAAGCAGGCTTGTAAAGCTGTCTGCCACCTTGTCGGAAAACCGGGTCAGAACATCATCCAGACCGTCCACGATATCGACCTTGCCCGAAACTTCGGACAGCAGCGGCATACCGCTGCCAGCGATCGCGCCGTTGGCCTCTGCTGCGCCGTCCTTCACAGTGTCAACCAGATTGCCCATCTGGTCCTCTGCACTGGACAGCAGGGCAGGCATGGCGTCCTTCATGCCCTCGTCAATACCGGCAGGCAGATACTCACCGATTTCACTGGCCATAAGCTTAGACGGCGAGTGGATGCCGAAGAAATTCTTGAAGCCGTTGACGATGTTGTTGCCAACGTTCTTGATGCCATTCCACAGGCCGGTTGCAGCATTCTTGATGCCGGTTCCGATGCCCTGAATGATGTTCTTACCAGTCTCTACTGCCTTGCTGGTCAAGTTCTTCACGCCATTGAAGATGTTGTTTATCACATCGCCGATGGCTTTCAGCGCGCCGCAAATCACGTCAATAACCGGCTTCAGAATGCCACAAACGAGGTCGACGATCTTGGCAATGACACCGAAAATCGCTCCCAGCACATCGCCAATCAGCTTGATTGCCGGAGCCAGTGCATCCACAACAGCACCCACGATTTCGGCCAGCACTGTGATGATACCGCCCAGTGCTTCCGCAATGACCTGAATGACCGGAGCCAGTGCATCTACGATGGCCGAAACGATACGGGCCACCGCGTCAAGGATAGTGCCAAACGCTTCAGCCAGTGCGTCAATCGCCGGGGCTAGTGCATCCACTATGGTTTGCAGCAGATTCCCGATGGTTTCAAAGATTTTCGATACGACTTTCCAGATTGCCTCAAATGCCGGGGACAGTGCATCGCTGAGGGTGTTCCAGATTTTTTGCAGGCATTCCAGAATCGTGGAGATAATCTTGCCAATGCCGTTGATAAGAGGGGTCAGCAGCTTTGCGATATAGCCGATGATGGTTCCCAGCACCGTGATAACATCGCTCAGGAAATTGCCGATGATCGTAATGACCGGCGCAATCCAGTCGATGATTTTTGCGAGGATGCTGCCCACAAGCTCAAACAGCTGTGCGATCAGGCCTTGCAGCATGGTGAACACATTCTTCACCAGTTCCACGATGGGTGTCAGGGCTTTCTTGATGGCTGCCATGACCTTTTCAATCGCTTTCTTGATGCGGTTTACAGCGTTCAGAACGGAATCCCGGAACTGCTCGCTATACTTCCATGCACCCGCGATAGCCACAGCAATGAGGGCGATAACGCCCACGGCAATGAGCAGCTCCGCGTTGACACCTTGCAGAGCCACCAGAATCCCATCTTTCAGGGCACTGAAAATCTGGCCGCCGTTCGCCACGATGTATTTTATACCCTTAGCCATACCAGAGGCCAGACCGGAGATAATGGTCTTGCCCGCTTTGATAAGGCCGGGCAGACCTTCCTGCTCATAGGCTTTGTTCAGGTAGTCCAGAGAGGTGTTGATGAAGTCGGAAATGGACAGCCGCACATTCTTGTCCAGACTGTCGAAGAACAGGGTCGTGATGTTCTTGGCCAGCTCCAAAATATCGGAAGTGTCGATGTCCGACCAGTCGATACTGAACAGGTTCTTGATGGTGTTGTAGATTTTGCCCAGACCGGTGTCATCGTCAAAGGCATCCTCTATCTTTTCGAGGTTTTCCTTGATTTTTTCCAGCGTGGTCGGGGCGACCTCTGCAACAGCGTCCGTTGCAGCGTCAACGGCAGCGCCCGCCAGCTGTGCAGCAGCTTTCTTGACATCGTCCGTTGCACCCTCCATGCCGATAATAAGACCGGCAGCGATAAAGCCGCCCTGTTCGGCAAAGACACGCGAGGGAGAGTGAATGCCCAGCAGCGTTTTGAAGGTGTTGATAAGGGCGAGGCCCACATTGCTGATAGAGGTCTTGACTTCCTCGATTTTGGAGGAAATACCGTTGATGATGCCCGCCAGCGCGTTTTTGCCAGCGCTCGTGAACTTTTCCTTCAGGTCAGCGGCAAACGACACAGCTTTCTGAATCACGAGGTCGAGCTTTTCCTTGACCTTCTGCGGCATGGTTGCAAGCTGCGAGGCCGCGCTAGACACAGCGTCAGCAGCACCGCCTTTCAACTTGGAAATAAGGCCGGTCGCGAAGGACTTTGCTCTGGCGATGGTGTTGTCGAATTTTTCTTTTGCCTTGCCTGCCAGATTGCCCAGCTGGGAGGCTGCATCTGCCACAGCGTCAGCAGTGCCGGACTTCATCCGGGAGGCGATGTCCTTTGCAAAGCCCTTCACCTTGTCGATGGCCGCGTCCAGTTTCAGTTTCAGCTTAGAGGCCAAATCCTTGAACTCGTCTACCGCCTTGGACACTGCATCCGCAGCAGCATCCTTGACTTTGGACTTCAGGTCGCTGCCCCAACTGACCACCTTATCCAGCGCATCGTCAAGCTTGGCTTTCAGCTTAGACGGCAGGTCTTTGATGCCGTCCAACAGGCCTGCGATAATGTAGCCGCCAATCTCGGCCATCTTCTTGGATGGCGAGTGAATCTCAAATGCGGCGCAGATGCCGTCCCAGAACGGCTTGAAAATGTTATCTACAATCCATGCACCAACGCCGAAGATAGCGTCCTTGATGCCGAAGAAGAAGCCTGCAACAGCGTCGCCTCCGACCTCCTGCGTTTTCTCCTTGAAGTAGTTGCCCACATCAGCCAGAGATCCAGCCAAAACCTGAATGACCGCGTCAACGGATTCGCCGATAAGGCGGCCCAGCGCCTCCGTCAGCTCGTCCCAGCTCACGCCGGACACGGCCCGGATAAGCATTTCAACGAGGTCTTTTGCCACCTGATAGAAGTCGATGCCATCCATCAGGTCGGCCAGCGAGTTGATGGCCTCCGTGAAAGCGTCGAAAAAGCTCTTGACTGCGCCCTCCACATTGCCGTTGCGCAGCGCGTCGGACAGCTTGGCGGTGATGATCTCGCCAATCCGATGCCAGTCTTTGCTTTCCAGCCACTCTTGCAGCTCGTTGTAGAAGCCGGAAAAGCCGCTGGTGAACGCCTGAAGCACAGCTGTCCAGTCCAGCTCTTTCAGGAAACCACCGGCCACGTCCAGCGCCACAGTGAACTTCTTTGCCAGCAGCCGCCCGAAGATGTCCCAGTCAACCTCATTGATGATGCTGTTGACCGCCTCGGCCAGATGCTTGCCGATGTTCACCCAGTCCACCGTATCCACGGTGTATTACAGTGTTTGGATGGCGGCATTCATGCCCTTGCCGATTTTCGTTCCCCAGCCAGACCAATCAACGCTGTCCACCAGCTCGTTGATTTTGTCTCCCAGTAAAGTGCCGAGGCCTTTCCAGTCTGCTTCCTCGAATGCCTTTTTCAGCTTGTCCGCAAAGTCCAGCACCGCGCTGTCGATGGGAACCTGCTCAAACATCTTGGATGGGTCAACGGAGCCGTCATCCTTCGTGCTGTCACTGCTGTTGTCGTCCAGAATGTTCAGCTCGTCAAAGCTGGCCAATGCAGCTTTCGCCTTTTTGGCCGACTTGGACGTTTTATCGAGACTCTTTGCGTAGTCCTCTTGAATGGTCGTTGCTTTGGTGTACGTCTTTGCGCCGGTCAGCGCAGCCGTCAGCATACCAATCTTGGAGACCGCGTTAGAAATCAGGTTAATGAGTGTAACCAGCGCCGGAGCTGCTGCCCTCAGAATGGGGTCAAACGCTGCCGCAAAGCTGTTCTTCAGCCTCGTCAGTGCAGACATGAGGGACGATATCGCAGCGTTTGTCCGGCTGGAATACCGGGCAAGGTTCTTGTAGCCGTCCACCAGAGCACTGCGCAGCTTGTTCATGAGGGCGAACAGGGAGCGAACGCCCAGACCATACCGCAGCAGCGTTCCGATGCCGCTGTTGAAGGTGGAGTGCGTTTTCTTTGCCCGCAGGGACAATTTCAGCATGGCTGCCGCGCCCTTACCCAGCATGGAAACCATGCCCTTCAGGCCGCCGACAACGCCCTTGCCGATAACGCTGCCGAACTTTGCAAAAGCAGATGTGCCGCGCTCCACGCGCTGCACCATGCTTTCCAGCTTGCTCTTCACGGCGTCGAGAGCCGTACTCAGCTGGTCATACTCCGCAGAATCTGCGCCAGACGTGTGAGAGGTTCCATTCTCCTCCATCTGCGCCGCCTCGGCCCGGTATTCTTCCAGCTTTCGTTCGGTCTGCTCGATGTTGTATTGCAGGGTTTTCCACTTCTGCGAGGACTTGTTCACGTCCATGTCCTCGTACATGGCCTCTTTGTTGAGCAGCTTGTCCAGCTCTTTTTCTGCCTTCGCGATTTCCGTCTGAAGCCACTGATAATCCTCAGTCGGGAGCCGAGCCTTGCCCAGCTGTTCCAGATTTTCTTCCAGTGCGGAAATCGTTTCACGCATCGGCCCGACCTTGCCATCAAAGGATTCTAAGGCGCTGGCGCTTCCCCGCATAGCCTTTTTCATGGTCGGTGCGAGGTTGTTTACCTTGGTTTGCAGGGAGCCGATTGCTCGTTGCATCTCTCGGCTGCCCTTGTCAAAACCTTCGGTTTGCAGTTCGGTATCAACGACAATAGAGCCGTCTGCCTGTCCTGCCATTTTGCCACCTCCTTAATCCAGCAGTTTGTTCAGTCGGTCGATTTCTTCCTGTTCCTCTTTGGAGCGTTTGACCTTCAGGACGCACAGGTCTTTGTTTGCAGCCCAGAACTCGCGCTCCCATTTTTCCAGCTTCTTGCCCTTGGCCTTTTTTGCCCGCAGGGACATGACCTGAGCGAATACGCCGTCATGGATCTCCATGAAGTAGCCCATGAACGTCCACCAATGCAGATGCGGGATGCTGCGCACCTCGCACCCGGCCACCTTGTTGATAGCAGGGAAGATAAGGGGCGCGTCCTGCTCCCAATCCATAGTCCGCACCGATGGGCGGCCCTTTGTGCCGCCGGTGTGAACGCCGCAGTCCATGAAGTCGGCTGCCGCCTGATAGGCTGCACTGTAATCCGACTGCGGCATCTTGTCGAAGTCCCGGTAGATGATGAACAGGCAGATATAGACCTTTTCCTCATTTTCCAGTTCCGGGTCGTTGAACGCCTGCAAAACCTTCAGGATGTCCTGCATATCCGTTCGGATGGCATAGCTTGTGCCATTGACCTGAAGCCGGGTGGGGAGTTCGCCGATCACTGCTGCGGACCTCTGCGCCGCTTATTGCTGCCGTTCCGGTGCTTGCCGGTGCGGTAGCCGTGAGTGTACTTCTCCACACGGTTCTGTGCGAGGTTCATCTCATGGTCAAAGCGTCTTTCGATATACGCGCCCACGGCCTCGATTGCCACCTCGCAATAGAAGCGGCCGCCTACGATGGAGAAGGGGTTCATTTTGCCGAAAAACGCCTCTGCAAAGTTGCCATCGAACAGGGCGTTCAGCTTATCGGACAGCCGCTTCTCGGCCTCCTTCAGCGCGTCCATGGTCGTGGTGTCGTTGTCCTTTGCAGAGCCGTCACTGTTGAGGTTCACGCGCTGGATAGGCTCCAAAATGCTGTCGAAGCCCTTCACAAACTCGTCATAGCGGTGCACGATGCCGAGGTCGGTCGGGCGCACATAGAAAACGCCGACACGCTGGCCGCGCAGGTTCGTGATAGGAACCTCCTCGGTGCCATCATCAATAACGATGCCAACGTTCTCAACCGGCTTTTCAACAGGCTGCGGGAAGTTCACGTTCTTCTGAATATCCATTATTGCCTCCTAAAAACATAGGGCGGCCAACCCCACGCTGACCGCCCTGTTCTCATGCTTTATTGTCGATTATTCGCTATCGCTGCCGGGCAGCTCGGTGAACGCCTTGGTCGTGGTGTCCCAGTTGCCCTTGACGCGCTCGCCTGCGTTGTAAATGGTGAACGGAATCTGCACACCGCTGGTGTCGCCGCCTACGGAGGTAGGAACGACCATGACCTTCTCGCGGTATGCCCATGCCACCTTGCCCTTGCTGTCAACCAGCACATCAACGGTGGTGGTCATGCAGTCCTTGCCGGTCAGACGACCATTTGCGATGGCTTCCAGCTTCTCATACAGCGGGTCGCCCTCCACTGCATAGTAGGGGTCCACCTCGCTCTGCGGCTCGTAGCCGTTGTGATTGATGGTGCTTTCACCCCAAATGTTTTTCGACACCTCAACGTCCGGGTTCAGTTCGAGGTTGTACTCCTCGAGGTCCTTACCCAGACGGACATACTTCGGGGTGTTCCCGGTAGTGTCAAAGCTGGCATCGATATAGTGAGCCAGCAGCTTACGTTCGATTTTCTCTGCCATGTTGTTCTCTCCTTATCTGCAAAAATTGTTTTCGTATCTCAGGCTGCCGGAGAACAGCCAGTCCTCAACGCCGTTCTGGTATACAGCATTCAGGTGCGCGGGGCTTGTGCGGGAAATGGCCCTGATTTTGCGGTTTCCCTCCGTCAGAGCCGGGTATGCGTCCATAGTGTGCATCTCACCGTTCACCGTGATGGGTTGCCGTTCCAGCCAGCGCCCGATGGCATCCAGCAGTTCCTTGCAGCGGATTCTCGCCGCTTCGGTCTTGGGAGCGCAGCGCAGGACGATGTCAAACGGATAGGCGCACACCTGATGCACATCGCCGGTGATGGTCTCCGTCTCGCTCGTGATGGCCGCTCCAACGGAAGGGAAAAAGCCGAGGCCCTCGTCCTCTCCCAGTGTAGAGAATGCAACCTTCTTGCCGCACAGTGCCGGGCATTTGTTGAGCAGTTCCAGCAGCACCTTGCTCACGATCTCGGAACCGTCAACGTCAAATCGCACCTGTTTTTCTTTAGGCATCTTCGCCTCCACCTCCTATGCGTTTTACCTGTTCCAGCCAGTAATCCTGATTGGCTGCCTTTGCAGCATCGAACCAGTGGTCCGTGGCCTGCGGGTTTGCCGTGGTCGAATAGTTCAGGGGCCTGCTGGTCGGCTTCAGCGTTGCACCCTTGCGGAAGCGCAGCAGATAGCCGCCAGACCCATCCGGGATTTTCATAGGCCCCTTGCCGGTCTCGGCATCGACCATGACCACGCCGCCGTACAGATACCGCGCGTATGGGCCGGGAAATACGACCTTCTTGCCGCCCTCGGCCACATACGACCGCTGAATCAGGCTGCCGGTCTCCATCGGCATGAAAGGCTTGCAGTCTGCAAGAACCTGTTCTGCGAGCCACTGCTGCGCGGCTGCGAACTGCCGGGAGAACCGGTCAAAGTGAACTTCAGCGGTGAAATGGCCGTGAACGCAAGAGAAGTTCTGGAAATGCTCGGTATCAGCCATTTACCGTCCCTCCACTTCAAAGTGCGGAATGAGGCCGTAGAACGCTGCGGATGTAATCATATAGACTTCATCCTGTTCACGGTTCATTTCGTGGTATAGGCCGTTGTCGTAGTCATCCTCGGACACCGGCTGCTCAAGTGGGCATCTGCCCACAACGACAAAATCATGCTCCGGCCAGAACGTGAAAAACTCGCCGGGTGCGTCCCGCGCAGAGTAGGCTTTCGGGCCGATGTACCGGCGGGAGCCTGCCGTCTTGTCTGCTGTTGCCGGGATGGAGATGGACAACGTGTCACCGTTTGCCGCGCCGTGCTGCGTGGCGCTGCTCGACCTCGCAGCCGTCAGCGTCACATTGTCCAGAACGGTGGTGTACCAGCAGCCGGTCGGCTCATGGTAGTTGTACAGGGTAACGGTCTGGTCGTGCATCATCTCACCCCCGCATAGAGCAGATTTATGCCTTCCGCGTCCGGGACATTGGCGAGATACCGTTCAGCCTCATGTTGCAGCAGCGCATTCAGCGCGGCGCTGTCCGATGCTGCTTTCGCATACACGGACGCTTCCACGGACTGCACATAGGACACGGATTCCTTGCCGGAGGTCATGGAGGACACAGCGGCACGGAGATTGCCCTGCGCGTCTTTGCTGGCCGCCGTGGCCACACGCTGCTGGTCAACGCGGTAGAGGACATCTGCCAGAGCGCACACAGCTTTCTTTACCCGGGTAATATGGACTTCTTCCCCGGGGAGCCCTTTTTCCAGCCGGTGGAAGGTGATGGTATCAACAGCATCGCTCGCGCGTTCCAGCCATTTCGGCGCGTTCGCCTCGGTCAGCTCGTCACCAAAATACCGGCCAGAGTAGAACTCATAATCCGCATACGCCATGGTTCATCCCTCCGGTCAGGCTTCGGCCTTTGCCTTGGCGGTTTTCTTGGTAGCGGGCGCGGGAGCCTCTGTTGCATCCTCGGTGCCCAGTTTCTCGTAGCGATCGCTCGCGGTCATCAGGGCGATGGTCAGAGAGTCGGTGACTTCCAGAATGTTACCGGTCACGGTGTTCTTAAACTTTGCCATGTTGGTGCCCTCCTTAGTCGGCGTTCTTCTTGAAGATCAGGTCCGGGGTGACTACCTTAGTGCCGTAGTGATAGAACAGAGATACGGCGGTCGCCTCGGACAGCGGAATCTTCTCGGCGGTGTAGGTGTTTGCCATGACAGGCTGCGCCACAGAGCCGTCAACCATCAGCAGATAGTCGCAGCCTGCGGGCAGGTGAGTGCAGGACTTGACCTCGACACCATGCCATGCGTAGAACTCCTCCGCAGCGGTGTCCACGTTTGCGCGGGACATCTTGTCGAGGTTGTTGCGCACCTTGCCATAGTAGGCGGTGGACATGACCAGACGCATCATGGAGCGCGGCACACCGTCCACGAAGTCGTTTGCGGTGTTCTCGGCCTCCTGAATGACGGTTTCCAGTTCGTCCTCCACGCTGGTGCTTGCGGCGATAGTCACCTTGACAGCGGCCTCGGATGCAGCCTTAAAGAAGTCCTTGTCCAGCTCGGCAGCCATACGCAGAACATGGTTTGCGGCGCGGCGGTCCAGAACGCCGTCTACGCCGTACAGCTTCACGTCCTTGTCCTCCATCTCTTCCACGATCTCACGGTCGTTGTCGATGGCCACGGTCACGGCCTTGGCCTTGATCTGGCTGCCCTTGCCTGCGGTGCGGGCGGTGCCGTAGGCGTTGGAGGTAGCGTTTGCGAAGCGCTTTGCCTCCACGGTGCCAGCGGTCGGGTCACCGGACAGGTCGGTGTTCTTCATGTCGGCAGAAACCAGCGTTTTCTGCACATTCTCGATGACCTTACCGTACAGCTCGGCAAGATATTCCTTGCCGCTCTCGGTAGTCAGAATGCTAAGGGATTCAATTCTCGCCATAGTGTTACCTTCCTTTCAGATTAGAAAATTTTCGGCGGGGTGTACTTCTGCTCCTGCTGCTGATTGCCGGTCGGACCGGTAAACTTCGGAGCTTTCTTCTCCAAAGCTGCCTTTTCCTCGGCGGCTTTCTTTTCCTCAGCAGTCTGGTACAGACCAGTATCTTTCTCTTTGGCAGACTTCATGAAGTCGTCGAAGCCCTGAAACGCGCCGTCCTTCCATTTGAGGCCGTCCTTATCGTCCATCACATCAGAGGCCAACTGACGGCGGGCGTAGGGAGAGGAAACGCCGTACTCATCCAGCTTGCCCTTCAGCCAGTCGCGCTGATCGCGCTGGGTCAACTGGGACTGGAAGTTCTTCTGGGCTTCCTCGGCCTGTTTCTTGTACTGCGCAATTTCGGCCTTGACTTCATCAGCAGACTTGCCATCAAAGCCTTTCAGGGTATCTTCAGCGTTCTTCAGGCGGGTGGACAGGTCATCGCGCTCTGCCGTAATCGCGGCGACCTGTGCTTTTGCGGCCTCAACGTCAAGGCCGTTGAGCTTGAACACGGCATCAATCTGTTCCTGTGTCAGACCAAGCTCTTTCAGATCAGTGGTTTTCATGTGTACCTCCTGCGGTTTGCAACTAAGCGTTTTAAGTCGTTGCTGTGACTTGTTGCCCCTGTATTGTTAAGTCCACAGGTAGACTGATAGTTGCCCTCTTTGGCCTCATGCAGCCGCAGCGGGCATAAAAAGAGCACGATGCAAGCTGCACCGTGCTTGAAATGCTGCGCTGTCAGTCCCAGAATATCAGCGCAATGATGAAGAACAGGATGACCACCGCATAGCCAATCAGCAGCGGAGACCAGACCCACAGCCACGGCCACGAAATAACGCCGGTCAGCTTCAGGGCGATAAACAAGATGGTCAGCGCCCCACAAAAGCTGATGTCCAGACAGACGTTGTGTTGCTTCATTCTCCGTCCTCCTCTTCGTCCTCGGTGTTCTCCCATGCTTCCTGAATGTGGCGGCCATTGGCACAGACCGCGTCCATCATCGCATCGGCCTGAATGTTCGTTGCGGCCACGGCCTTGTCCATCATCTTCATGTTGAAATAGCCGGTGAACATTTCACCGTTGGGCAAGGGCGCTGCAATTGCGATTCGGTCAATTTTCAGATCTTCCAGCTGCGCCAGAACATCGGAAAGCCATGGCGCATAGGGCGCATCAGAAATCAAGTAGCTTGCCATTCTATCCTCCTAAAAATTGACATCAAAAAACCACCGTCCGGGTGGATGGTGGTCAAGCGGTTTCAGGTTTTGTACTTCTCGCAGATTTCAATAAATCGGCGCTTTTCTTCTGCTTCCAGAGATTTCAGTTCGGGCGTGATGATGGTTCCTCTGCTCGGTAGCGTGTGCGTTGCCTTGTACTTATCGACAAGTATCTTTCTCCTTGCAGCGATCTCTTTTCCGAGCGCAAGAAGTTCTTCGTGCTTCATCTCGTCCTTGGTCATATCTTCCACCTCGAATAGCAGTTTATGCCGAGTATCTTGCATATCTCCATGATGAGAGTGTGCTGCTTTAGTTCCTCGTAGTCTGAATAATCCGGCTGACAAACGCTTTCCAGAACTGTGGGAAGAAGTGTTTCTGCCTGCGTTCTTGCACTTTCCCACTGTTCAAGCGTAATGTCGCTCGGCACAACAAACCGGTATCGGTATTTGTAATCCACAGCCTCCATGACAGCCGTTCCATCAGAGAATGCAGCCGGAATATCTGCATCTGTGCTGAAAGAATACTGCGTTGTTTCAGGCGGGTGCGTGTGGATGTTGTAGCTTCCTTCCAGTTTATCACCCAGATAAGAACAGTCAACCCCTGCCGGGTTGTTGTCGGTCATAAAGTGGATTTCTCCGTCTTTGGTTATGACCATCATGTTCTCCACCGGGGAAGATGCGTACTGTTCGCAGAACACATTCTTCAGAGCTTCTACCTGTTCGGTATCAGCAGGGTCAACCTTGCCCAGATACCGGTGAATCACTTCTCCCGGCTGCCCAGCATTGCCGCCGCTGCCGCGCATAGAAGAAAACATGGCCTCCGGTGTTGTAGCCGTGTTATGTGCCGCTGCCGGTGCAGCGGCTTGGGAACGCTTGGCAACGTACAGGCGGTCGTTCAAAGGCTTCAGGTCGTTGTCTGCACAGAACTGGTTATAATCCTGTGTGTGTCTTTGCAACCGAGCCTCTGCCTTTGCTGCTTTATCGCCCAGAGCCGCCCGCAGCTCGCTGTCAGCTGCGTTTTGTGCTGCTGCCTTATAACCAGCTATCTCCACCTTGTCGCGGCGAATACGCGCCTCTTTTGCCCGTTGCTTCTGCGTCAGGTCATAGACGCGCTTGTTCTCGTCCTCGTCAAAATGCTGGTAGGGGTTATGGTTGAGGTCGCCGGGGCCGAAGCTGTGACGGCAGTTGTAGCCGCCCAGACCTTCGCCGGTGCCGAAGCCGGTAGCCTGCACAAAAAGCGGGAGGCCGGGCGTTCGTCCGGTGCGGCTGTAATACTTGCCCTGCCACCAGAAGTGATTGCCGGGGTTATGGCCGCCGTCACCGTAACGTGCGCCGCGATGGGCAGACGTGAGGATGATGTCCCAGCCCAGCTCTTCCATGCCCTGCAAGGTCATGTTTCCGGTGGCCTGACTGATGCCGGTGCGGACTGCCCGCAGCACGGCGGTCTCGATGGTGTCCCGGTGACCGGTGGGGTAGACAACGTGCGTCTGATGCTGCACAAGGTCATCCACGGCTTCCTGCACTGCTGCGGTGTAGGACTGCGCGTCGGTCACGATCTTGAAATGCGCTTCATCCAGTACCTTGAAAAGCCGCTTCTGGCTCGCGCTGGCCGTTGTGCGGGTGAAGTTGTGCGCCTCGCCCTGTGTGCGGGTATAGGCATCTTGGAGAATCTCCACCATGCGGTCAGACAGTGCCAAAGGCTTCACGCCCTTGCCGCTGGCCGCATAAACAGCGCAATCAGCAGCCCACGCCTTGACCGCTGCATCCTCAAAGATGGAAGCGATTTCAGCATCAGACTGCTTCGTGAACTTCTTCAGCTCTTTTTTCAGGTCTTCCAGATGGCCGCCCGCAGCTTGGTATACCTCGGTCTGCCATTGGTCGGTAGCGGACAGGACAGCAGCTTCGCCGCGTCCCAGCCGGGCCATCAGGCGCTTTACCATGTCCTGCGTAATCCATTGGTTCAGGTCATCCAGCGCCGGGTAGAGCGTTTCTGCCAGCTCTGTGATCTGCTGCGGTGTCAGCATCGCGCCGCCTCCCTCCGGTTACTGCTGGTCAAACAAGCCCTTCTCCTTTTCGGCTGCGGAAGCCTCTGCAACCATCTTTTTTGCTTCTTCCTCGCTCATGCCCTCGAACTTGGTGAAATACAGCCACAGCGGGACCCAGCCCTGCGAAGCGTAGTTCTTCCAGCTGGCCTTGTCCTCTTCGTAGTTGTAGGTGATGTCGCCAAAATTGAAGGTCGTTTCGTACTCGCCCAGCGGAGCAGCGCCCAGCAGGGTGGTGAGCGCATCCGCGCCCTTGATGGCCTGTTCCACGGCGCAGCGCAGCGCGTCACGGTCGGCCTTGATGGTCTGGATGGTGTCCCGGTCATCGGATTCCACCTGCGTGGCGGTAATCATGCCGGTCTGACCGTCCATGACAAAAACGCCCTCAGAGAAACCGCACTTGACACCGGCCATGGACAGGTCAAAGTTTATGTCCTTGATGCGAGCGTCCGTCAGCATCGTTGGAACGTGCTCTGTGATGGGCTTCTGGTCGTCCGCGCCTACGCCCAGACCTTGGACGAAACGCGGCAGCTTGGTGCTGTGCGCGTTGGCGTACTGGATGGCAGCCTGTCCCACGAAGGTGATGTGCTTGCTGTCTGCAACCTCGCCGTTCTTGCGGCTCAGGGCCATGTCCAGCGCTTCCAACTCCGGGATTGCATTCGCAAAGGCGGACATCCCCAGCGGCGAAGTCTGGTCGATGGTGTTTGAACCGGGCAAACGGAAAAAGGCGAACAGCGGGGTTTCCAGCTGTTCAATCTGGGCTTCCGGCTGCATCTCTGCCCATTCTTCCACCTCGGTCAGTGGGACTTCCGCGCCGAGGGTATACTGACCGTTCTGCATGGCCCTATTCCGGAACGCCTTATTCGTTACCAGATACAGGCCATCCTTGAACCGGTGGTATTCCAGCCGGGTGTAATGGTCAATGCCGTGGGTGATGTACTCTGCGAAGATGGCGCCCACGATGTTGCCGTTTCCGTCCTGCTTGGTGATGCCGAACTCGCCCGGCAGAGCAAAATCCCAGCTGCTGCCGTTCCACTTGATGGCAATGCCGCCCAGACGCTCCGCATCGGCCACCTTGTCGGGCAGCCGCTTAATCAGGTCGTTGCAGATGGTCTGCAAGTAGTCCGCTCGCGGGGAGCCGGACAGGGCAACGCCGATATCCAGACACACCAAACGCGCCCTGTAATCGGCGATATGCTTGCCCATGTTGTAGGTGCGCACATCATCGTCCGGGTCAAGCCACGGCGGCCTACCGGACGTGATGTTGTCCCACAGCGTCAGAGCTGCGTTCATCTCGGAGGACTGAATCAGCTCAACGCCGAAGGCCTTTCCGATGTCGGTACGAATAAGCATTGATTTTATCCTCCCCCATAATCGGGAAATGAAGCTCAAAGCATTTCACCCCCTTTCCAGTTATGCGACCCATTTCAGCTCTGCACGGAGGGCCGTGCGGCAGAAGTAGCGTATCTGGTCCATGCTGTGGTCAAACTCTTTGATGACTGTATCTTCGTCCTTGTCCTCGTCCCACGAATACTGGTCGAACTCCTTGAAGGTTTCCTTGCAGCTCTCGTGGAACAGTAAAAGGCCCATGTTCAGGTATTTGGTCACATCCTGAATACCGTTCAGCACATCATTGTCAGCCTTTACCACAAGCCACTCCGCATACTTCTGGATGGTCTCCACCATGGAGGATGCAGAAGGGTCGATGATGATATATTCGATGTGGATATTGCCTATCAGCTTCTTCAACATCCGGTAATATCCTTCGTTGTCGGTACGCTTGGCGCTGCCGCCCTTGTAGTACAGCTCGCGCACCATAATTGCCCGGTGGCTTACCGGGTCGAAGTCCCACAGACCAGCAGCAAACGGATTGACCGTGCCGTAGTCGATGGACACATAGTAGCGGTGGCGGGAGCTGTATGGAATCTCGCCTTTGACAACGTGCTTGTCCTGCGAGAACATCGGGTAGACAAGGCCCTCGGCCATCTTGCGCTGGCCCAGAATGTCGCGGGCATACCAGACGCTTTTCTTGTCGTAGGTGGACAGGACACCGCGCAGCTGGTCATCGGAGATGCTCATGTTGTCTGCGATGGTGAAGTGTCCATAGTTCAGTCCGTAATTCGGATTCGCTTTCAGCTTTTCTTCGTGGAAGTTCAGAACGTCCTGATAGTACCAGTGCGCCTCTGCTTTCGGGTTCAGGTCATGGAATATCTTTCGGTCCGGGCTGGACAGTGTGCGGTCGAAAACCTCTTGGATGAAAACCTTGCTGCACTCGTTGGCCTCCGTGATGTAGGCCGTGCCGTAGGTGTTGCCCTTGATGAGCTTTTCATCGCCAGCCTTGCCGCCGCCAGAAATCAGAACGATCTTTTCACCGGTGGCCGTCTTGATATACAGACAATCGCGGTTCTGGTACACGCCCTCCCGGCAGCGGCCCTCGAAATAATTCTTCAAGCCGAAGCCGTCACAGTCCAGAATATTCAGGCGGGCCGTTGCTGTTGACACGCCCGCTATCAGGTGGATTCTGCTGGGGTGCTTTTCAAGAATGGTGCAATAGGCCATGGTAATCAAAACGTTTTTACCGCCACGTTTGCCGCCCTCTGCCACATTGAACCAGTGGTCGAAACAGTTCCAGAAGAAACGCATCTGATTTTCAGAGAATGGAGCTGGAATGTTCATTCTTCAAAGTCCTTGATATCGCGGTTGGGAACAGGCCGTTGCAGCAAGTCGGCAAGGGTCTGCATATCGGTCTTTTGGGCCTCGGCTGCACTCTCCACCGGTTTGTCCTTCCACTTGTCCGGCTTCCGGTTCTTCAGGTAGAAGATCTGGGCTGTCACGTTTGCAGGAACCACCACTTCTTCCTCCGCGTACTCTATGCGCTCTTCTTCCAGCCGCTTTTTGCCGTCCACCTTTACGGTCTTGACCTTCATAGGCTTCTTGACCGTCACGGTGCGCGTCTGGCAGCTCTGGAACAGCTCATTCTCCACGATGTAGTCAGCGACATCTCTGCCCTTTTTTAACGCTTCCGAAAATGCGGGAAACTTGTTTTTCCATTCGCAGAGGGTCGATATTGAGCAGCCTATGTTCTCGGCAATCTGCTTGTCTTTCAGACCGTCTTTTGCCCATCCGCGAAGCAGTGCCAGACCTTCCGGCTCTAACCACTGCTCAAACTTACCTTTGCGGCCAATCGCAACTCACCTCCAAATGCTTTCAAGGCGCTTGCCCACCAGATGGTACAGCAGAGCGCCAACCAAAAGAGAAACAGCCTCGCCCGCTGCCACGCACACAGCATTCAGCAGGAACGGAGAGCCGTACACGATGGACAGCTCCGCGCCTACCACGATACCGTTGAACACAGTGCCAAACAGGACAGTCGGAACCACCTTGCCGCACTTGCGAGCGAAGGAGCCGACAATCAGATTTGCCAGAGAACCGACAATGACATCAAGGATGCCCAGCGGGGAGGTCAGATTTGCCAGTGCGCAGCCGAGGGTATAACCATAGACTGCGAACGTGTTGTGCATACAGAACAGAAGGATAACCTCGGAAATCCTGCACTGCACCTGTCCATAACTCAGGGGCGCGATAGCCACGCACAGAACATAGTAGATGGCCGCAGTCATGGCGGCATAGATGAGGGGTTTAATCTTACTGTGCAGCATAATCAGTACCCCCCCCCAAGAGAATTTTTCAGTCGGGTGGTTGCAGTAAACCAGTAACGTTCGTAGTATTCCTGCATCTTCATTGCCTCCTTGTATGCAGCTTCCCACTGCCGTTGCCTCATGACGGCTCGTTTCTCGGCGGTGTCCTCGTTTTTCAGTTTTCGGCTTCCCAAACGGCCATATAAAACGCCCTGCGTCCAGCTGGAACTATCCACATAGTCAAAGGGAACCTTCTTCAAGATGTCCTTCCGGGTCATGCCCAGACAGTGAACACGGCAGTTGTGCTGCCACGCTATCTTCAAGAATTGCGCATACTGGTCATCTTTGATGTCCTCGTTTTTGAATCCAGTAATTGCAACGACCCTGCCGCTGTACTCTTCGCACATCCGGTAGAAGTTTTCTATTCCGCGTCCTTTGTGCCAGACAGGAATAACCTTGTCCGTTTCCTGTTCCAGCCTTCTGCGCAGCTTTATGACGCGCTCAAGGCCGATGACCTTATCCACATCCATCTCAAAGTAACCAACGATTTTGTCACAGTCATTTTCGCGGATGAAACGTGCATAGGATTCCGTGTATTCTTCCCAGTTGAGTTTTGTCTTGCCCTTCTGGAAGGTGTGCGCGCCGGAATCAATCATGATTCGTTCGCTCTGCGCGATGATGCCCTGTGCTCTTTTGGGGTTCTTCGGGATGTAGTAGTAGGACATCAGGTTGTAGTGCATCGACCCCAGTTCATCCAGACGAGCGGTGTTGTTTTCCAAAGCACTGAGGAATATTTTCAACCCTCACCGTTTTGTTCATCTCCAGCGACTCCTTCAAATTTTTTGAACTTGGCTTTCAGGTCAATATGTCCGCAGCAGGGACAGATCAACCGGTCATCATGCGGCTCGTCATACTCGCTGCGCAAGTCTGCGGAATCGTCAAAGATATCGTCCGGTGCCTCACTGTCGAAGTTGAAGTCGAAATCCCCGAAATCAACCTCTGCGAGTTCCTGTTCCAGCTTGGAGAAATCCCAGCCGGTCATTTCGCCGGTTTTGTTGGCGAGGATGCGGTATTTCTGCTTCTGTTCTTCGGTCAGACCGGTGTAGCGCACCACGTCAGCGGTGTCCACATGGAGCTGCATCAGAGCGAGGCGGCGGGTGTGTCCGCTGAGGATGACGTTATTCTCGTCCACCTCGATGGGGTCCAGCGCGGTGCACTGGCGCATACTTTCCGCGCAGGCGTTCACGGCTTCCGGTGAGATGACGCGAGGGTTGTTCTCATAGGGAACCAGCTCCGATACCGGCAGCTTCAGCAATTCTTTCGTAATCATTCTGTCCTTGTCCTCCTTTCTTGCGGGTAAAACGAAACAGAGGGTCGCCCCACGATGGGGGCAGCCCTCTGTTTTTTCGGTGCTGCCTTTCGGAATCGAACCTTCCATGTCTACACACATGAACGCGCTCCAAATTGCGCTAGGGCAGCATATAGAGCCGTTGGCCGGATTTGAACCTGCACCTGCAAGAGTGTTGTGCTCTCGGTGGACAGGGCCGAGGGAAACACATCCCGCGTATCGTCAATGTGACCCGCCTTAGCTAGGCGGCGCTCTGCTTTGAGCTACAACGGCATATAATATCCCCGCGCTGCGGTGGTCGGGCGCAGCATGGGGCGCTTGGGGAATGGACACACACACCAGCGGGGCCAACGTCATAACCCGCTTTTGGCGTTCCGGGGCCTCCGACATGATTTCTATCCGCGCTCCCTCGTAGGGAGTGACAAATAATCTAGGAGGATGCCTGTGAGAGAAAAAGAAAGGAATGTGCCGCGTATGGGTAACGCGGTCAGCTCCCGGTGGTTTATGAGGCCATGTGTCCACTTCTGCTTACGGGGTCAGCAGGTTTTCAGCGCCGTGCCGCATTGCGCGGTTGCGCTTATGTCATTCTATCATGCCTCCCAGTCTGTTGGAAGTCCAGAGACATAACAATGTCAGTCCGGGGTGATGTAGAAAATTGGAGAGTTGTTTTTGTGCGTATTGCTCATTATGCACAATCCTTGTTGATGTATGGCCAAATTTCGGCCAGCGCTTGCAGCCCTTCCCGGATTGCGTCCGAAACTGTAGAGCGAGAAATGCCCAGTTCGGCAGCCACTTCATCGTAGGTTTTGAGCTTGAAATAGCCGTCCTTGTCGGTCGTTTCGCACTCGATGTAATAAGCCCGCACGGCATCGGCCATGCGCAGCGTACTGTCATCTTCGGCGCTCACGATGCAGAACACGCGGGAGATTGCCTCAATGCGGTGCTTGACCAGCTCCGTTTCCATGCGGCTCAACTCCCGGTTCTCGCTGTCCATCTTGCAGACGGCATCCAGAATCTTGTCACCGTTTCCGGCAGACATCGGCATCCCGCTGAAACTCTGGGTCACTCTGGTTGCAGCATCGCGCTGCTTGACCATCATCTCGCGCTGGACGTTCATGGCCTCGGCCAGATCGCGCAGCTTGCGGAACCACTCTTTGACCTCTACGAACGCGGTTTCTCTTGCCGGGTCCTGTGCTCTCCATGCTCTAATCTCCATATACACCCCTCTTTCTGGTCACGGCTGCGAGCCTGTCACTTTGCGCCAAAGATTTCCCGCAGCGTGTCGCTGAAGGTCTTGCGGGTCTGTGCAGGCTGCACCTGAACGTTCTTTCCGGTGGACTTTGCGATCGCCTCCGCGATGTCCTGCGCCAGCTTTTCCGGTACGCAGCTCTCCGCGTCAACGCGAATCTGGCAGTCGGGCGCGGGCATATTCTTTTCCAGCTCTGCGACACGGCGCTCCAGCTGCCGGATGCGCTTATTTTCTCTCTTGCTCATGATGATGCTCCTTTCGTTTCTGCTCTCCGGTTGAAATACTCGACCGGGGACTTTCCGTGCTCGTCACAGTCCTTGTTATTGAAGCTGACGATTGCGCCACAGCCGTTGTAATTGGAGCAGGCGATCATCGGAACGCCGGTCACCGTTTCGATTTCGTCAGCCCGCGCACCGCAGAAAGGACACGGCTTGCACCTGTTCACGATATGTGCTTTCACTATTCATCCTCCTTCAGATTTTCCAAAAACAGCAGCACTCCCGGCGCTGCAACACGGACGCGGTAGGCTTTCACGTCTGCCGGTGCAATGTACTTCCGGCCAAAGGCGTTCTTCATGTTGTCCCAGACCGGCCACGGAATGCGGTAGAACTCCCGGCCATTGAACGAGCATAGAACGAACGCGATACCGCCCAGCTGCGATATCCGGCGCAAACAGGCGGCTTGCGCGGGCGATACGCGGTCGGACAACAAACGACCGGTATCGGTGTGTTTCGCCTCGAAAACGACAGCTCTGCCGCCTGAGAGAACGCCCTTGTAGTCCGGCTGTGCCTGCTTGGTGTAGCAGGCGAGGAACCTGCCGGAACGATCTGCGCCGCCGAGGGGTTTCATCGGCTCCGGGGTTTTCTCGATGTCAGCCCGCCCGATTGCGCGGTAGTAGTCGCAAGCAGAGCTGATAATCGCCTCAAAGCCTGCACCCTCTGCCCGGCTGCGAGCGCCCATGTAACTGCGGCGAATGCTGGCCGCTGTGTTACCCTTCATCGTCATCCTCCCACTTGATAGCCTGTCCACACTGGCCGCAGAACACGTTCCGGGCCGTGTCGATGTTGTGCAGGTATTCACCGCTGCCGCAGTTGGGGCAAGCCAGAATACTCTTGTCACCGTCCGGGTACGGGCTGGCCGGTACACGCTTTTCCAATGCCCGGACACCCTTCCAGCAGGCCTCATTCACCGGCTCAATGCTGCTGTAATTCTCCCGGTGAGTCGGGGTCAAGATTTCGATTGCACGTTCCGTGCTCATGCTTTCACTCATCGTCAGCCCTCCAATACTCCACGAAATAGGTCAAGGTGGACTTGCCGCCGCGCTTCTCCTTGCCCATACGCACGGTGTAGCCGTTCATTGCGAGAATGACGGCCAGCGCCTTTCTGTCCTCGACCTTGTCACAGTCAATCTTATGGTGTTCTGCCATTTCGTCCTCCTTACTCCTTCAGGCAGCTGGCGGGCTGCTGGAGCCACTTCAGCGCCTCTTCCTCGGTGGGGACACCGTCCGCGCACATCTGGTTCACGACAATGGGGATAAGGCGCTTTGCCAGTTCTTCATCGTCCATGTCGCAGATGGCATCCGCAATGGTGTCCTCGTTATGGGGCATGATTTTCAGCGACAGTCTGACCACCGTGCCGTCCCTGCGCGTCCAGCTGCTGATGATACCAGCAGCGCCCAGCTTCTCGCAGGCTGTCAGCATGGTATCGCGGGCCTCTTCCAAAACCTTGTTGTCCATTACCGATACTCCTTTCCGGTGGCCCGGTCCCGCAGCGGGATACGGCCAATGATGTCGAAACCGGACCACTCTGCGATCTGACGCAGCATCGGAACCAGAATGCTGATTTGCAGCAGCCGGGCGGCCTCCTTCTGGTATTCTTCCTTGCGGATGTTCCGCATCGCAGTGCCGGGGGTCGGGTCAGCGTAGTGCTCGGCGTTCCGGCTCATGTTGTCAGTGCTCATGTTCAAGCTCCATTCTCCAACAGGTCAAACAGAGTGGGTGCATCCTTTTCCGCATCCGCAGATTCCAGATAGCCCACGCCGTCACGGAAATAATCCGGGTTCAGCTCCACGCCCTTGCCTCTGCGGTTCATCTTCACGGCCTCATAGGGCACCGTGAAGAGCCCCGCAAAGGGGTCAGCTACCAACTCGCCCTCGTTGCTGTACCGTTCAATCAGGCGCTGCACAATGTCGATCTGAAGCGGGCAGACGTGGAGGTTCTGACGGCGCTGGCTTTGGGTGGTGTTGAGAGTGCGCATCCGGTTGATGTCGTCCCATACCGTCATATCCCACGAGCCGGGAGCTACTACCATGAACGTGGACGGCAGGCGGCCATCCTTGTCCAGACTTTCCGCGAGCTTGACGTGTTCCTTGTAGGAGTAGACGCTGTTCCGGCTGAACTTGCGGTATACGTTTTGCAGCTTGGAGGTCGGGATTTTTTCCAGCTCCTCGCGGGTAAAAGGCCGGTCGCCGCTGCTGCGCCAGAATGCGTGAGCGTCAATCTGCCACTGGGCGCGGGTGTATTCCTCTTTGGACTTCTTCACCGGCATATCGGCATATCCACGGCTGCAATCGGTGGGCAGCTTGCGGAACAGCAGGATGTATTCCGGGCAGCCAACACCCATCTTCGTGCCGTCCTTGCACTGCTCCGTCCAGCCCAGACGGTAGGTCTGGTTATTCTCCCGGACAACGTCCGTGACCACCGTAATCATTCCGAAATACGCGAACCCATGCTTCCGGAAATGAGCGATACAGTCCGCGTGAAACGGCTCAATGGTCGGCGCTGCAAGGCCGGTGACGTTGGCGAACTCCACGCGATCTTTCACATGGATTGCAGCCACGCGACCCGGCTTCAGGGTGCGCAGCAGCTCCGGGGTGAGGAAGTCCATCTGTTTGAAGAACTCCGCGTCATCCGGGTTGTGGCCGAAGTCGTTATAGCTGGGGCTGTACTCGTAGTGATTGCCGAACGGGATGCTGGTCACATACAGGTCGATGCTGTCCGTGGGCCAGTTCCGGACCTCTTCCACACAGTCGTTGTTGATGGCCGTGTAATTGTTTCCCTTGACTTCCACTCTCTCACATCCAATCGTTCTCTTAAGGGTCTCAAGCGCAAGGCTGCCGAGACCGTATTCTTTGATGATTTCTTCCATCTGCTCGCTCAACTCGTCATACTGCCGCCACTTCCGCTGAAGCGCCAGCAGCACTTCCGTTTCTGTGTCCATGTAGAGAATATCAATTACAACAGGCTTCGTTTGCAGGAAGCGGTAGACGCGGTGGATCGCCTGAATGAAGTCGTTGAACTCGTAGTCGATGCCCATGAAAATTTCACGGTGGCAATGGCGCTGGAAATTGCAGCCGGAACCAGACAGGCTCTTTTTCGTTCCGAAGATGCGGGTGCGGCCCTGCGCAAAGTCCATGACGCGCTGCTCGCGGGTTTCCAGCTCCATGCTGCCGTAGATATCGACCATCTCCGGAACGGCCTTTTTGAGCGCCTTCCGCTCGTCCTCCAAATCGTGCCAGACCACAAAATGCTCGTCCGGCGCAGCCTCCGCAATGATGCGGGCTACCTCGGCGGCGCGAATGTCGATGCTGTCCCTTTTCTCCTTGGCTGCATCCGACAGACCCATTGCAGCATCATGGCCGAGCTTCATCTGGCCGTCAGCCTCAAACTCCGCAGGACGGTCAAGACTATTGAGCTTATGGTATCGGATATCTATCGGGGGCAGGGAATAGCCGTCATCGGAGAATCCGAGGTCGCTCGGCTTTTGCAGGAAAAGCCCCCAGCTGGCGCACCAAATCCAGAACTCGCGCTCGCGGCCCGGGTAAAGGGTCAGGTTGTTGGCCTTGGTGCTGTCCCTCTTGAAAAAGCGGGTCAGCGCCTGCCCGGTGTCCATCACTTCCAGAAAGCCCGCATAGTGAATCAGTTCCTTGTACCGGTTCGGTGCCGGGGTTGCGGTGTTGGTCAGCTTATATTTCACGCCCTTGAACTTGAGCATGAAGCTCTGGTAGGTCTTGCTGCCGAAGCTGCGCAGCGTTGCAGCCTCGTCCAGACTGACCGCCGTGAAATAGTGCGGGTCAATATCGCCATCGCGGACCCTCTCGTAGTTGGTCAGGATGATGGGGGCCGTGCTGGCCTCCACATCGGCCATGGTCTTGCAGTAGGGCGGTTCTTCCATGCCCAGCAGATTGACCGCATCTGCCCGGAACTCCGGCATCACGTTCAGCGGCATCACAATGAGCGTCTGACCGCCCTCGTGCTTCTGAAGCAGGCGACACCACTCCAACTGCATGGCCGTCTTGCCCAGGCCGAAGCGGGCAAAAATGCTGCGCCGACCGCCACGCAGCGCCCACAGGACGCTCACGCCCTGATGATCTTTCAGCACCGGGTTGACCTCGGAGGGGTCAATCTCAATGCCTGACAGGGGCGCAATGTCGATTTTGCGCTCCAAAAACTCTTTGTAAGTCATTTTCCGTTTTCATCTCCCATAGCTTCTTTTTAGAGCGGCTTCTTTGGCAATGGCATCCAGACCGGCAGGCAATCCGGGAAAGCTGCCACCACGTTCCACGGCCAATCTGTCGTGTTCATGCCGCCGAGGTTCATGTTGATGCTCAGGACGCAGCCGTCTTCATTTGCATCAGCCTCAGTCGGCGGCTCTTCTGCGGTCTTACGCCAGGGCTGGACGTCCGTATCTGCTGCCGTCGGAGTGCTTTCAACAACGCAAACAAGCTGTTCCAACTCGTTCTCCATGTCTGGGTTATACCAGCCGCCCAGGATTTCCGGGGCTAGGTCGCGGATTCTCTGGATCACGTCCTCCGCGTAGACCATACGTTTTTCGCTCATTTTGTAATCTCCTTCGGCGGCAAAGGCATCCACCCAACCACGGGAGAATCTACACGGTTATTGTAAACGTCATCCGGGTTGAAGTGGCGGTATTCCCACCAGCCTTTCGGGATTCGGTAGTCGTCCCGCTCCTCGTCGTATGTTCCCCAATCGGGAAGGTCTTCCCAATACCATACGCTATCTTGTAAAAAAACGCTCCCGTCTTCATAGTGCGCTGTCGTAATCTCGTATCCGTCAATTTCGTTTCGGTACAGAATCAGCACTTCCGTCTCAACTTTCGGAGGATCCTTGTCGGGGTCGCGCCAGAAAGAAAGTAGCACTCCTTCCTGTGCAACAGGAAGTTTCTTGACCTTTTCCCGCGCTACCCGGAGAGTCGCAGAAACAACATCATTCGCACTCGGCTTCTGAATCGTGTTATACTCCAGGCATTTCAATACGTCCTCACGGTTGATGTACTCATCCATTGTCTTTCTCCTCATAAATGTCGAGCTTCATGTCCAGTGTGTACGGGGTGTCCACCGCGACGTCTGCGTCCGGGTCAAACTGTACGTCCAAGCTCCCATCTTTCAGCGAAATGGTGAGCACACAGTTATTGAGCTTTGTCGTAAAGCTGTCACCATCGTTCAACTTCCCATGGTCAGCCGCGTACAGCTCCAGCGCCGCTTTAATCGCTGCGTTCGACTGTTCCATCAATCCCTTTTCATTCATCTGAAATCACCTTCATCTTCACCACATTGAATTTTTCATACTCCGGGTAGTAAGCTCTAGCCATCGCCTTAGCCCGTACAGCAGCACGCTTAATGCCCTTTTCATCGACAACAACGCACGGCAGGAGTGCAGAGCCACGTTTCCCGGATGCAGCGATAAGCATCTCATACTTTGCCATCGTCTCGTCCTTTCTCTGGTTTCGGCGGGTGCGCTTCGCTCTGGCGGTCTATATCACCATCCACGCAGCACGCCGCATAAATCAGAAGTGCAGCCATCACCGCCAGAACCACCAGCACAATCCAAAGCCACATTTTGCATCACCCTCCCAGAAGATTTTTCATCATATACCCGGCCATAGCCTGTGCATATGCCTGTTTAGGAACGTCCGCCGCACCATTCTCTTCCAGCAGCTCTTTGATGCTGTGTTCACGCCCTGCGCCGTCAATGGCCCGGACTCTGGTACTGCCGCGATTGACCGTCACCGTTTTCTTATCGCGCGGGTGGATACCGAACGGAAGCTGGAATCCTTTCTCGAACACCCAGAGGTGATAGCAGTCGCAGACATCCACCAACCTGTCCTGCGTCGGGAACACCTCGACGGCAACTCGCTTCTCGCCGAACAGGTCGTTTTTAATTTCCATCTTGACGGCCCACGGGATATCCCCGCTGCCGTCGCTCTGGCCAACGCCCTCTGCCGCCGTAATCGTGACGTGTTCGACCTTGCCCCATTCCGTGCGGAGCAAGCGAGACATCACGCTGTACTTCTGGTCTTCGCTGATCCATGCCCGATCCATCTCC